AAGATTTCCAGAACTAGTTTCTATGGTTTCCTCTGTTTCTACGTATTCTACAAGTCCGTGTATTTCTGTAATTTGTTTAGCCTCACTTCTTATACTAGTGTCTTTTACCAATTGAAATGTATCTGTATTGTAAAAGTCAAATAAAGATTCATCTTTTTTGGTTCCAATGTACACGTCTTTGAGTATGTATATTCTTTCTTCGTAGTGTTTAATACCATCAGAAATAGTACATTTATCAGAACCCACTAATCTAAGTCCATTGTTTTCATAAACACACTTGTCTATTATTTTTTCCCAAGAATCAAAATGTTTATCATTCTTTCCGAAAATATTCGTTAAGTTAATAATGAGATTTTTTCGAATACATTTAGCCGTTTCTTTATCTACTATTATATCAGGCCAATGCAAATGAAAACCCTGTTTAAGATACATCTTACCATTTTTATTTACTTCCTTGTTTTTATCAGCTCCCGTGACTATACAAACTAAGCTGTCTTTTTTATACAAATTACTTAAAGTAGTCTGTATAGTACAAACGTATTCATCTAAATTTATAATTTCCTCTGATAAGACGTCAAAATCTACAAAAAATTTAAAAAAATCAGTTTTTTTCTCAACTATACAGTTTTTAAATTTAATGTACTTACTATACATTTCTTGAAAAGTTTCATGATCAGACGAAATGTCTAATTTTCCTCCGTTAAACATAAAGTGTGTTATAGTCTGTTTAGTAGAATCTGTTACCATTTTCCCAGTAGAAAAAAGCCAAACATTTAATGGATTTTCCATTGTATAATTATATATAAATTATTTCTCTAAATTACTAAGCTTTAAATTTAATAGTAATTGGACAGGTGTTTGTATAGATACCCTTTACCGCGCTGGGTGAAAGAACCGTTCTTTTACCCTTTTTCTTACTAGTCATGGTGTTTATCATATCTGCATCTATGAATCTAATATTTGTTAATGCATATTCTAGAATTTTATTATCTATAAACCATCTAAAAAAATTAAGTTGTCCTACAGTGGTTACTATTTCTTGTTCTGAAATATTTTCATCTGTGTATTCTCTCCACTTAAAGGTATTTGTATTTATTATTAGACGTTTCTGTCTACAAAATGGGTCAAAAAATTTTTTAGAATAAGCCTTTAACTGATTTTTATAGTCGAGATATATATTAAAATAAATTGTCTCATTTGAATTAACTAATGGATAAATTATATTATATTTTTTTGCATAATTTGTTACCAACCAATCTAAAAGCCTAAGACTAAGAGGAGTGTTTTGGTAAATAATGTCCCTAAAAAGAGAAATTTTAGATTTATAGTAATTTAATAAAAAATTAACAAGAGTTTCTTCTTTGGATGTAAAAGACATAACAAATTTAAATAAACTATTGCTTTAAATTTATTTAAAGATAGTACCTAATTAAAGTTTAAATATGTTACAAGAAATCACAGATGAAAACTTTAAGAAACAGATATTTTTTCTACTTAATAATAATTGGACTGGAAAATCTGATATGTATTTTCCACTTCAAAATTCTGTAAATATCGAAAAGAGATACATCTTTAAACTAAGAAATTTTGATTATCTTTTTTATAAAAAGAATACTCAAGAAACAAGACGAGCAATATTGTTTCTTTTTTTAGACCGCGATGGAATGAATACTGCAGTAGTCATATTTAAAGACTTTGTAATCTATAAACTAAATTTAGTTTGTCCAGATGAATATTACATTTGTAGTATTTTTGATATTTCTTACATCGACACCGACATCGGTACAGAAATTTGTATATATGATACGTTTTCAATTTCTGGGAAAAAAATTAATAAGTATTCGTATGTAGATAGAATATCAGAGGCTTTAGTATTTAAACAAAATATAACAAATTGCAACATAAGTATTAAAATAACTGAATATTCGCAGTGTATTAAGACTTTTTCCAATGATTTTAAAGAAACAGATGAAATTTTTATGATTCCAAATGATTTACCTATTATAACAGGTGTAAATTATTCATGTTTTAAATGGAAACCTTCTAATTTAATCACTTTTAGTCTTCTAGTAAAAGAAATTAACGACGACTTGTATTTGTATAGCACTATTTTTAAAAATGAAACACTTTTTGCTAAAATTCACTTTAACGACCCAGAAGGTCGTAAATATATCGAAACCATTAAGGGCTTAGAAAATTACACTGACAATTGTATCATAGACATAAATGTTTCTGATAAAATTGAAATTATTGCAGTAAACGATTTCAAAACAATACCGAGCACGGTTAGGTCTATAGAAAAAATACTTTCCATTAAACATGAAAACTTAAAAATTGAAGATATAGACTTTAGTTAGAATCGTTAGATAAACTTAGGCATTGAAGAATGTATAAAAACAGGTTAATAATATCAAGGTATATATTAATAGAAGCAATTATAAAGTCTTCTTTTTTGTAAACTTTATAACTTCTATCTGTTATCAGTTTTGTATCGTAGATTATAAATCCAGAAAACAATACACTGCCTAAACCGGCTATAAGTAATTGCAAATAAGAGCTCATAGTAAATATATTTATAATACCAAGACTTATAACGCTTATAAATAAAACCATTAAAAACTGATTTAAATAAGAAATATAAATTTCCCAAAATGACATTAATCCAACTAAAGTCATTAAAATTGTATCAATTGTTGTGATACCTATAGCCAATAAAACGGTGTCGCCTTTTATAAATGAAGAACTTGTACTTATCAGGTGTGAAGTACCTAATGTAAAAAATATTAACAAAATATAATTCAAAGGAAATTTAGTAAAATAGCTGTCGCAGCAACATGTCACAAAAATTGGGATTAAAGTAAAAAATAAACTTAGACCTAACAGACCCCTACCCAAGTCTGATATATAAAAGGAAGAAATATTATAAAATCTAGAAAGTACAACACCTGTTAAAAAAATAGACAATTGAAAAAGTAAACACATGTAAACCTTGAAAATAAATTTTTTTGACTCTTTAAGAGTCATACCTTCGGGTTCTTGTTCAACGATAGGTATACCTTCAACCAAAGGAATTGTTATCATTTAATTATTAAAATAATAAAATAATTCTAAATTGCTTTATTATTTTAATGAAATGTTTTATTAATTACACTTAGTTAATTTACCGCATGCCGAAACGAGCCATACGCTTCTTGCGGAGGCGGTAGGCACGGCGGGCCGCGATGGCAGTCTTGGTCATCTTGAGCTTCCGGCGCTTGCGACGGCGGAGCTTCTTGACCGCACGACGAACACGGCGCTTCTTTGGCGAGAGCATGTGCTGCGTGCGCTTGAGGACCTTGGCGTCAATGTAGTGACGACCCGACTTGGTACGGTAGTAAAGACCACCGTTGGTACCACGGTGGAGCTTGCGACGGCGACCGCGGACAGTTACGAACGCGCGCGACTTTGGTAGCGACTTAACGTAGTGACCGCGCTTTGGGCGGCGACCAGGTGAGCGCTTAGCCGTGGAACGACGCTTCTTACCGAAGAACATAGACATAACAGACATATTTATTTTAATATAAACAAAAGAAAAAAAATAAAATTAAAATCAAAAAATTAAAAATAAATTAAAATAAAATTTTAATAAATTTTGAAACTACATTTTCTTTGAAATCATGTAAATTTAGAAAAGCTAGAAGAATTTTTTTGTCTACGTTAATTTTTTCAAATTTAGCAGGGATTTCATATTCAAATTCTTTGAAGATTTTTCTAGAAACGATGTAATTGAAATTTGTTGTTTCTTTATTTAGCGTTTTCAAAACTTCTTCTATACTCTTGTGTTTTTTGATTAGATTAAAAGATGTTACCGGTCCTATTTGGGGAATTGGGTCAGTATAGTCGCAGCCAGATAGAATACAAAAGTCTACAAAAGAATCCTGCGTCATTTCAAATCTCTCAAGAATTAAACCAGTGTTTATCTCTGTTATGTTTTTATTAATAGACGTTTTAAGTATAAATGGGCATCCAAATGTTGTAGCATCCGTGTCATCTGTAACTGTATAATCAACTAGTCCATTTTTTTGAAGAAAAGCGCAATACTTTTCTGCATCTTCTGGAGCAGTACAATAAGGTATACCAGCTTTTTCAAGAAGTTCTTTGCTTTCGTCTACATGAGACTTCTTAATAACTATAAGCTGAGAAAGTATTTTTTGTATTTCTTCTTGGATTGTTTTAGATTCTTCTTCTGTTTCTGCTTCCTTTGCTCTAAGTTCTTCAAGACGCATATACATTTTTTCTTTTATAGCCTGACGCTTTACAAGAGTAACTTTTTTAGCTTCTGGAGGGACCCCATCAAAAATAAAAACAGGAAGTATTCCATTCATAAGATAAAATTTAATCCTATTTGCAAGACCGACTAAATGAGAATTTTCTACTTTTGAAGCATACTTAAACTTATATAACAGAATACTACAATCAATTGCTACGCGGGAATTTTTATATTTTGAAATATCAAAGGTTTGAACGGCGTCTGGTGCATATTTTTTAATAATGGTATTTAGTCCTCGAATACCCATTGTTAATTTAGTATATGTTATTCTTTTAAGTAATATCTTTTTTTGTAAATTATCAACGTATCATTCTCTAAATGCATATTCTAAAAGAGGAACTTCTTCTGTTTCTTCCGTTGTCATGTCAAGAACTTTTTTTTGTTTTGGAAAATTTGGATGTAATTTGATGTCATTACTTCTATAGTATTCAACTTCTTTCCAAAATTTTTCAAGTATTGGGATATTTTTATCTAGCCAACGAGAATCTCTATAAACTCTTACAATATTCATAGTATCTGGTGGAAGATACTCTATAAAATCTGCAACACGAAGATTACATATAAATAAATTTAATTGTACCTGAGGAAGATAATATTCTGGAATTTTCCCAAATTTAATTTTACGTCTATAAGGACACTTTACCTCTAAAAGAATAGGTTCGGCGTTTGCATCATTCTTTGAAATGGCTATTCCGTCTGGAGAACCAGCCATCCAATAATAATCTTGATTATGATATACGTTTTCGTGTGCAATAAGACCGAAATTATAATTGACCTGATCGGTTAATTCACAGTATTTGTCTATAGCTTCATCTTCATACTTTTGCCCATGTCTTGTTGCTATATTTCCAACAAAAGGCTTTGGGTCAAACCCACATTTTTTAAAAAGAACTTCGTGTGGTTTTTGATATGGATTTAGACCTAAAACTGTTCCTGCGTCAGAGCTTGTTAGTTTATTCTCACGCTGTTTGAACCACATATCAGACCGCTGTTCATATTGTGGAATCTCTAATAATTTATTTATTTTGTCCATTATATAAAGAATATAAAGTAACTTTAAATTAAAATAAAATTATTACAATAATGAAATCAGATGGAATGCCCAATTTGTTTTAATTTAATTGAAAATAGTTGCGTGGGTTCTTGTATGCATCATTATTGCTACCCATGTCTTATAAAATGGATTTCATTTAATTGTATATGCCCAGCGTGCAAAAAACCTATATTAGAAATTAAATTTGATAAAGAATTTGATTCTATAAATAACCCAACTTGTAGTATTCTATTAGAAGAAGTTACAAAAAAAGTAGAGATTTTTTTTAATGATAATAGTCTACCTGGAATTACAATTACTACAAATAAGTCTGGTCCAGGTGTTAAAATATTAAAATTAAATACAAATGATAAGTGTTATAAATGTGGTCTTAGAGTTGGTGACATTATATTATTTATGAATTCTGTACCGTGTTATAGCCACGAACAATCTATTAAAATAATTAAAAACGCACATGAAAAACAAATAACACTAATTTGTGAACTAATTATAACTAAAAATAATTAAAATTAATATAATTTGTAATTTAAATGGAAGATTCAGACGTTCTTTACACAATAATTAAAAATAGAACGCTGTACGATAATGAACACTTTTGTATTGTAAACAAAATGTTTTATACTATAACAAAGCTTATTAGTTCTGAACAAATTAATAAGTTATATTATTTTAAAAAATTAAAAAGAAGAACTATCTTCCCAAAGAAGAAAAAAATGAGACATAATTACTACACATTAAAGAATATGTACATCAACAAAGAAGAACAACCTATTTTATTTTTTTAGCTTTTTAACTGTAACACTTGGAGCATTCTTTTTCTTTAGCTTTTTCTGGTCATATTCTTCAACTGTCTTTGCTTTCTTTTCATCATAATTCTTCTCGCAGTATTTCCAAAGCTCTTTTGAGCCAATTCTAAAATTTCTATTAGGTTTTGCTCTGTACCAAAATACACAATCTTGAATATTATTACTTTTTGAAGTATTATCAAGAACTAAACAGTCGTAACCTTCTGTACAACTATTTAGTACGTCTTGAAATATACCAAAGTGGGGAAAAATTCCAAAGAAATTTTTATAAAGCTTTTCTTGATTTTGAATGATGTTTTCTCTTAGAATAAATACATAATCTATGTTAGCTCTTAAATCAGGGGGCAAGTCCATACAATATTGCATTGTAAGCATGAACGTTATTCTCCAATGACGACCATTCATAAAAATACCACGAATGTTTGTATCTCTTATCATACGCTTATCATACATACAATCGTCTAATAAAACAAAGACGTCTCCATCTAAATTTTTCTTAGAACCATTTATGACTTTTTTCTGTCTAGTTATAATTTGTTGAATAATTTCAGGCTTATATTCAGAATGTATTAAGATGTCGGGTATAAAACTGGAATAATACGCATTTCCATCTTCTGTAGCAGATATAGCTACTCCGGCATTGATTCTTCTAAGGTAATAAAGTATATCAGCGACTAATGTACTTTTACCTGTTCCTCTTTTACCAATAAAAACACACGTAGCAGGTCCAGATCCGGATGTACGTCTTTCTTCAATTTTCTTAGGATTGAATTTCGATAAAGAAATAGACATATTATTATAACTGTATTTTTATTTTAAAATTTGATTTACTCCCAATAATTAGTTGTTAATATTTCATCCGGTTCCAAACTTATATAAGAATAAAAAATGCTACAAAATATTCCTAAAATTATAGAAACTAGAATATTAAATGTATAATTTTCGTCTTTATTCTCGTCGACGTAATTAATGGCCATAAAAGAAAAAAGTGCAGCCAATAAAATTATAACCAAAGAACTTAAATCAAATAGGTAAAAATCTAGAAAGGTCATTATTACTTTAATAATATAATTTTAAATTGTAAATACAAACTTAAAAAAATACTACATTATAATATATAAATGGGAGTTACAATTAAAGATCTTTCTACTTATAATTCTATTAATAGCATTAATTTTGGAGAAAAGATAGTATTTTTTAAATTTGGAGCAGATTGGTGCATACCATGCATCGAACTTGATAAAGTTCTTGTAAATGTACCAGACAGTATGCTTTATCATATATCAATCGAAAATGAAGATTTTGAATCTTTTTTAATGGATAACAAGATTTATACAGTACCTGATACTATAGTTAAGTACAAAGATGCATCTACCCGATTTCAGGGTTTGCGGACTGAAGAACAAATTATGGAAATCATAGAAGAACTAAAGAAAGCGAGCGAGTAAATCCGATGCCAAATTTTACAAAAAAATAACTGGTTTAAAAATTTAGTTCATTTTATAATCAGTTATCACATATTATGGCGGAAAACTACAAGAAGTACACGCAAATCGAACACATTATAGCAAGACCTGGTATGTATGTCGGGGATACCAAAGATACAACTGGGGACTGCTGGACAATTGTCGACAATAAAGCTGAACTCAAGTCTTGTAAATGGAATCCAGGAATATTTAAGATTTTCGATGAAATTTTGGTAAACGCAGCAGATGAGGTCCAGCGTAACAAATCTGTTAAGTGTATCAAAGTTAAAATAGAAAATGACGAAATCTCTGTTTTTAACGACTCTGGAATCCCTATTGAAATTCACCCAGAGTACAAAGTTTATATTCCGGAGCTAATTTTCGCCAATCTTCTAACATCGAGTAACTATGATGACTCGCAAAAAAGAACCACAGGTGGTCTTAATGGGTTGGGAGCTAAGTTGACTGCCATTTTCTCTCAGTACTTTACAGTTGAGACTGCGAAAGATGGCAAGAAATATACCCAGACATTTGAAAAAAATTTAAGTAAAATCAATAAACCTAAGATTTCTACTTGCAACAGTGAGTACACAAAAATTACATTTAAACCAGACTTTGAAAAGTTTGGAACAACAGGTATCACAGATGATACACTAGCGGTTCTATCCAAGCGTGTATTTGACATCTGTGCAATGACAAGTAAAGATGTCAGTGTTTACCTGAATGATAAAAAACTAACAATTAAGGACTTTTCTGAATACATTTCAGCTTACATCGGTCCTAAGAAAAACTGTCCGCGAGTTATTCAAGAGACTTCTCGCTGGAAGGTCGGCATTGCTCCTTCAGATACTGGTTTCCAATGTATATCATTTGTAAACGGAATCAGTACTTCTGACGGAGGTTCACATGTTGACCATGTTGTAAACCCAATAATTAAGAAAGTTACAGAACTAATTCAAGAAAAACACAAAAATTTAACAATTAAACAGCAATACGTCAAAGACAATATATTCGTATTTATCAATTGTCTCATTGAAAATGCTACTTATTCATCGCAAACAAAGGAGAAGAACATTACCAAGATTTCAGATTTTGGTAGTAAATTTTCTGCATCTGATGATTTTATTACATCAGTCGCTAAGATGGGCATCATCGAAAATATTCTAGCTATCGCTGATGCCAAAGAAAAGAAGTCTCTTCAAAAAACAGACGGAAAGAAAACCAGTCGAGTTATAATTCCAAAACTAGACGATGCAAATAAAGCTGGAACAAAAGACTCAAAGTTGTGCACTATCATTTTCACAGAGGGAGATTCAGCGAAAGCTACAGCTATCTCTGGTCTTTCTGTAGTGGGTCGCGATACTTATGGAGTTTTTCCTCTTCGAGGTAAGCTTCTAAATACAAGAACAGCAACTTATGCGCAGTTGTCAAAAAATGAAGAAATTAACAATATTAAACAGATTCTTGGTCTTCAGAGTGGTAAGAAATATTCTTCTGTCTCTGAGCTAAGATATGGTAAAATTATGATTATGACTGACGCAGACACCGACGGATTTCACATCAAAAGTCTTATAGTAAACTTCATCGGAAACGGTTGGCCAGAACTTCTAAAGACAGATTTCATTTCATCACTTGTAACGCCTGTCATTAAACTAACAAAGAAATCTCAGATTATCCCGTTTTACAATGTAGATGATTACAAAAAATACAAAAATGAAAATAATATCTCAGGATTCAAAGTGAAGTATTACAAGGGTCTCGGTACTAGCACATCCGCCGAGGCAAAAGAATATTTCAAAGACATGAAAACACTAAATTATAAAAATGAATCAAAAGAAGATGAAGAATATCTTCATCTAGCGTTTACTAAAACAGAGGCAGATGCTAGAAAAAAGTGGATTCTAAGTAACATCAAGAGTCCAGAAACACTTGATTACAACATTAAAAAGGTAAACATAAAAGACCTTATTAATAAAGAACTTGTACTTTTTTCAATCGCAGACAACGTAAGGTCTATTCCGAGTCTCGTAGATGGACTCAAGCCCTCGC